CAATAGAACAAACACTAGAAACGCTACCTGAGCCTTCAAAGACAGCAGCAAATTACATTTGGAATTACGGAACAACAGTAGAGAGATCAAGTCAGACAGTTCTATTGCTACAGTCCGCCTTGCAAATGACTGACGAACAGGTAGACGATCTATTTATACAAGCAGAAGCGATATTATTATGATCCTATTTATAATTGCCTACGTATTATTTCTACCCTTAAGTTTAATTAATTGGTTCTTTGTAAAAGATAAGTGGGGTTATTTCAAAAGTTCAGCAGTTAATATAGACAAGTTCGGAAATAGAGAGTTTAGAACCCTATTTAATAAGATACTCATAAATAGTAAAGGATATAAATTTGGAGACATAAATGAAACAATATCTAGTGTTCTTGGTAAGAATCAATTAACAGGCACGCTTACAAGATTTGGTAAGGTTATCGTTTGGATACTAGACAAAATAGAGAATGATCACGCGATAAAATCAATTGATAAAATGACTATCTTTGTAAAATGAAAACAATAACAGAACAAGAATTAGAGGACCTAAGAAGAGTAAACTCAGAGTTTAACGCCTTAAAAGGAAAGATCGCAGACGCGGAGATTGAAATCAAGAAACTTAACGTATTCAAGGAGGACGTATTCTCTAAGCTAGAGACGGTGTCAATTGACTTCAAGGAGCAAGAAAAGAAGTTGCTAGAAACATATGGCAACGTAAATATAAACCTACAAACAGGAGAGATCACAGATGACAAAAATTAGCCTATACCCAGAGATATCAGTACCAGACGTTGACGACTTATTAATAGGAACGGATGTTGAGAACAGTAACGCCACTAAGAACTTTAGTATTCAGAGCGTACTAGGTCTAAATGTGGTTACGAATACAACCACAACCGCACTGTCTTCATCCACGCTAGATAGCTTATATCCAGACTCTATCGTTGGATTTAAGGTTCACTGTGCGTCTATAACGGCTGGAAAATTAATATACGAGAAGATATCTACAGGATGGGTATCTTATTCTGTAACTTTAGTATCTTAGATGAACGACATCAGAAAAATCTCAATAGGACCTAACTACAAGAGTGATGCCATGCACTTCATCGTCGGTCAAGAGGTCCTGGATAAGAGCTATACGATACACTCTATACTGCTAGATGACAAGTCTGGTGGTATAAAGGTATGGATAGAGAAGAACTCTGAGATATTCTGCTGGAAGGAGTTCAACATCAACATGCCAGTTTCACTAGAGTACAACATAAACTTCTGATGAGATCTCCAGATATGTTTATTGTCCGACCATTAGATGGTAGGCGATACGATAATATAAAAGATATTGGAGGAGTTGACTTCATAACTAGCACATCTAAGGAGGACCACACGGTATCTAACAGACTTGCAGAAGTTATAAGTATACCTTTAACTTACGACGGAAAAGTAAAAGTTAACGATATACTTTTAGTTCACCATAACGTGTTCAAGGTATACTACGACATGAAGGGAAGAGAAAAGAGTGGGGCCAGTTTCTTTAAGGATGACCTATTCTTTATAGACGACGAGCAGTACTTCATGTACAACCATAACGGTGAGTGGAACACGCACTCCAAGTACTGCTTTATTAAGCCACTAAAGCAGATGGAATCTACCATAAACAAGAACAGCAAGGAGGAGCCACTTATGGGTACTATTGTCTACATAAATCAAGAGTTGCTAGACCTTGGTCTAAGCATTGGAGATGAGATCTCGTTTGAGCCAGACAGTGAGTACCCATTCTATATTAACGACGAGAAGTTGTACAGGATGACCACCAAAAACATTACAATCAAATGGACCACAACATAATAAAACAGAGGATCATTGCCGCTGGATACAAGGCAGTTAATGAGCTAATAAAGGTTGCAGAGGACGAGATTATAACTGGTATGGATACAGATTTATCTGCTGACAAACTAAAGAACGCGGCCGCTACAAAACGCTTGGCAGTGGAAGACGCTTTTCAGATACTTAATAGGATAGAGCAAGAGAACGACAAACTGACCGAGGAGGTCAAGGTGTCAGAACCTAAAATACAGGGATTTGCAGAAAAAAGATCTAAATAACTTATACACAAGGCTTAGCGACTTCCTACCTGCTAACACCATACACATGAAGAACAAGGCCAAGTCTTGGGCCTATGGTTATGACGAGAAGCACGACCTGGTTGTAATATCTAAGGACGGAACCATTGGTGACATATACGAGATAAATGGTCTCAATATAGCGCTGCCATCCGTCCCAAAAATTGTGTATAAAAGGGACGAGAAGAAGGAGAACCAGTACTGGGAACCAGCTGACTACCCAAGGGAACTATCAAACATAAAGTCTATATTTCAGTGGCACACGATGTCAAAGGAGTTCAAGGCTAAGTGGGTGGACTACATAGAGGGTGAGTTTGACCGTAGAGAGAACGGGTTCTTCTTCAAGAACAACGGCATCGACACGTACATAACTGGTTCTCAGTACATGTACCTGCAGTGGACAAAGATTGATGTTGGACTTCCAGACTTCAGAGAGGCTAACAGGGTGTTCTTTATATTCTGGGAGGCATGCAAGGCTGACGACAGGTGCTTCGGGATGACATACCTAAAGATTAGGCGTTCTGGATTCTCGTTCATGGGGTCAAGCGAGCTGGCTAACATAGGAACCCTTGCAAAGGATGCAAGACTTGGGATACTATCTAAGACTGGTAATGATGCCAAGACAATGTTTACGGACAAGGTTGTGCCTATCGTGAACAACTACCCGTTCTTCTTCAAGCCTATACAGGATGGTATGGACAAGCCAAAGACAGAGCTGGCGTTCAGGGTTCCTGCATCCAAGATCACCAAGAAGAACATGTACGAGGATGGAGACGTTGAGATACAGGGTCTTGACACAACAATTGACTGGAAGAACACAGGAGATAACTCATACGATGGTCAGAAGCTACAGCTACTAATACACGACGAGAGCGGTAAGTGGCTAGCACCAGATAACATCCTAAACAACTGGAGGGTTACCAAGACCTGTCTACGATTAGGTAGCAGAATCATAGGTAAGTGTCTTATGGGGTCAACACCTAATGCGCTTGCAAAGGGAGGATCTAACTTCAAGAGGCTGTACGAGGACTCTAACATAAAGACAAGGAACAACAACGGACAGACTAAGTCTGGTATGTACTCGCTGTATATACCTATGGAGTGGAACTTTGAGGGGTATATAGACATATACGGTATGCCAGTGTTCAGAGAACCAGAAAAGCCAGTTCAGAGTATAGACAGGTCAATGATAAGGACTGGTGCAGTTGACTACTGGGAGAACGAGGTCGAGTCTCTTAAGGGTGACGCTGATGCTTTAAATGAGTTCTATAGGCAGTTCTCCAGGACAGAATCTCACGCGTTCAGGGACGAGAGCAAGTCATCCATATTCAACCTTACAAAGATATACCAGCAGATAGACTACAACGACTCGCTTATAAAGGACAGGGTTCTAACGAGAGGATCGTTCAGCTGGCACAACGGAGAGAAGGACACGAGGGTTGTGTGGACACCAGACTCAAGGGGAAGGTTCCTAGTGTCATGGATACCTAGCAACCAGATGCAGAACAATGTAATCAATAAGAACGGTATGAGGTATCCAGGTAACGACCACATCGGTGCGTTTGGTTGTGACCCGTATGACATATCTGGTACAGTTGGTGGAGGAGGGTCTAACGGATCACTTCACGGACTTACTAAGTTTAACATGGACGACGCACCTAGCAACCACTTCTTCCTTGAGTACATAGCAAGGCCACAGACAGCAGAGATATTCTTTGAGGAGGTCCTGATGGCTTGTGTGTTCTATGGGATGCCAATACTTGTAGAGAACAATAAGCCTAGGCTGCTGTACCACCTAAAGAACAGGGGATACAGGGGTTTTTCTATGAACAGGCCAGACAAGCACATAACAAACCTATCTAAGACAGAGAAAGAGCTTGGTGGTATACCTAACTCGTCTGAAGACGTTAAGCAGTCTCACGCGGCTGCAATTGAGTCGTACATAGAGAAGTACGTAGGTCTAGATATGGAGAGCACGTACAGGGACTCTGACGAGATGGGAAGCATGTACTTTACCAGAACAATAGAAGAGTGGGCTAAGTTTGATATAAATAATAGGACAAAGTTTGATGCTGCCATCAGTTCTGGACTTGCTATAATGGCTAACCAAAAGAATGTGTACCTTACGGCAAAAAAAGAATCGAAATTAAGCATTACCTTTGCGAAATATAATAATAATGGAAGATATAGTGAAATTATAAGATAGTGGCATATTTGTATAGACATATTAGATTAGATAAAAATATACCATTCTACATAGGAATAGGTGTAGATAGTAATTACTATAGAGCTAATTCTAAAAAAAGTAGAAATGATCACTGGAATAAAATAGTAAATAAAACAGAATACGAAGTAGAGATACTATTTGAACACGAAGATTATAATTTTATAAAAGAGAAGGAAAAAGAATTTATATCTCTATATGGTAGAAAAGATACCAATAATGGTATGTTAGTTAATAAGACTGATGGCGGAGATGGTTGTTTAGGATTAATTCATTCAGATGAAGCTAAATTAAAAATGAGCATTCCTAATAAAGGAAAAATAATTTCTGAAGAACAAAAGAGAAAAGTTTCTGAATTTCATAAAGGAAAAGTTGCAAGCAAGGAAACAAGATTAAAAATGTCAGAGGCTAGTAAAGGAGATAAAAATTCAAGATACGGTAAAACTATTTCTGAAGATACTCGTAATAAAATGATAAGTTCTGCAAGAAGAGGTTCTGAAAATGTTACCGCAAAATTAACTGAAGAAGATGTAATATCTATTAGAAAAATGTACAAAACTAAAAAATATACTTATTTAAAATTAGCTGAAATTTATGCAATTTCAAGAAGTAATATAAAATCTATATTAAACAGAAATACTTGGAAACATATATAAATGAAAGACGTAACAATAAACATAGCTGTTACTGCATTCCCAGATCAGTTTGCTTCTGATAAGCAAAAAGAATCTTACGAATACGGACTACAGATTGGTAACGCAATCACTTACGAGTGGTTCAGAAAGGATAACAGTAACTCAAGATTTTATAATCAGTGGGGAGACTTCCATAGATTAAGACTATACGCAAGGGGTGAGCAGTCGGTGGCCAAGTACAAGAACGAGATGGCTGTTGATGGTG